CTTATTTTGCTATAAAAGAAAAAAATAATATATTAGATTATATATTTTTTATTTATTCGGGGGAAATGGGCCAAACAATCTGTTCAATCGGCAAATTCACGTTCACAGTGTTGGGAAAGTCGCGAAGCTGTTGGCGGTAATCTTTCCATGCTTGGGATTCTGAAGTTACTGTTTCTGAAGCACGTATGGCTACCCAATCCGTTTGTTGCAACAAATAATTCCTTTGCAAACGAATGCTTTCTAGTTTTTGATCATTACCCCATACTGTCCAGGGATTCACCATTTCATCTTTGTAAAATTGCATTCGGGGATCCACTAAAATTTTTTTAAATATTGGTGCGAAAGTTATTGGCGCAAATATATAGCATGTGCCAGGGCCATATTGATTCAATAAGCTATCAGGAACATGTGACACAGTATTGTTTTGAATAATATACATAAAATTATTAAAAACCTCCAGGCAGGTTAGTAGGAGGTGAATATTGGTTTCCTGTGGCAGTATCAATAAAAAGAACAGGTGCTTGAAAATCCCTAGTTACGCAATTTGAAAAAGTACACCCGGCTGCAAAAATAGAACAGAACGAACTTGTGAAAGAAAATAATCCGATACAATTTGCAAAACTTGCAACTGTTCTAAAATCAATGCTATTATTTTGTGTGTCCCAATACACAACTGTATCACAAAAATAAAAATTACTCCAAATCTCCAAAGGACTCGTATTTTTCTTTATAATAGCATTTCCATAATTGCCTTGGATTTGGATAAAAGAAAAATTACAATTTCCAAATTTTTCATCTACACGTTGGCTGCCAACGAGAATTGAATCGCAAACAATATTAGAATAAGTAGCGCTGCCTGGGGCTTCCATGTTATTACCCTGTCCTACAAAATTACCCCAAAATACAACCCCGTTCCATGATAAACTTCTGTGTGTGCCTCTGCCATTATTAGAAAACATGGAACATTTATTAAGACTTCCTCCACCATCAGGAAGAGACATACTCATGACTGTTTCACTAAAACCTGATACGCGTCTGTGCAATAAAATATGAGCATTGTTTGATAATGCACTAAAAAAGATTCCATTGTTTATTCCAGCACTTATGGCTGTATAATGAACCACATTTCCCACACCTGCAGTTGTTCTTATATTAGAACCAATTGCTACAAGATAAGTTATATTTCCAACTGCTCCTTGTACGTAATTAATGTCTGTGGTTTGCCCTGGAAGACCATGTACTAATCCTACGTGTGGAATCTGATCATAATTTGGAACATATACTTGTGCTCCCACATTAACAATATCTGCAATACTATTATTGTTTACACGTATATGATTCACGAACTTACCAACAATACCCAAACCATTTTTTCCTATTGATATATTTGAAGAAGCATTCAATTCTCCTACGCCAAAACCAATATCTATTCCTCTAGCTTTGGTTATGCCTTCATTAACTACAACTAGATTATCAATATTATAAATTTTACCTCCATTCAAATACAAGCAAGGAAACCCTGCACTTAAAACAGGATATAAAGCGGTGCTGTTAATATTGCTGAAATTTAACTTGGTTTTTAAAATTTTTGATTGAGGACTAGTGATGCTATCGTTGTTAATTTGATTAACATAAGTAATTGGATTGCCTATGGATTCAACTCCATATCTAGGAAGCGGAAACCCGCTAATTATTTCTAAATAACTGCCTGATCCAGCCATTCCTGATTTAAAAAATGCATAATCAGGAATTTCTATAGTCACACTGGTGGTACCGTTTACAGCTGCTACTCGGTGACATCCGCGATATCTTTCATAAAATGTTTTAACAAGATAAGGAGTAGCTGTAGTAATGCTATAACCATCCAGAATGTTATAGCCACTCAAACCTTTTCTTCCTGTTTTGAATGCAAAATCTAAAAAGCATTTGTTGTTGCTGCTGACTGCTTCAACGAAACGAGTTTGGCCCAACGCCAAAATCTGATCGCCTGGATTCAGATAATTTTGTGTGGGTGTAGCATCACTGAATGTTAATATATAGTTTGCACTAAGAACAGGATTGGTAACATGTGGTCCTGCCGCACTTAGTTGTGTGAATGTGTTGCCAATATGTGATTGCGGATTTCCAGATTGTATAACAATATTTCGATTATAATTTCCATTAAAAGAAGGAAATATAGATGCTTGTGTTGCAAAATTGTATTGATTACGATAATAACCCTCCGCAGTATAGTTACCGTTCATGGAAGAAATTGTATATACCTGACTCATTGTGGTGGTTGTAGCATTGCCACCAGTAAGAATTGTAACCAACACTTTATCTCCGACGTTAATAAAATTGTTGCTTTCACCAGATCTAAATGGGCTAACCAGGTTAGATGCGTTACCAATCTCCTGAGTAACAAGAAAACTTGTATTGAAAATTCTTAGTGAATTGATATAAGAAGCATCTCGTCCAGAAACTGAATAAATATTAACATAATCACCTACGGCTGGAACATGTGATGATGCATTTAATAATATGGTGGCACTCAATGTGCTGGTGTTTACTCCGCTAACACTGAAAACAGGACTACCAATAGTGCTTTTAAAATTCAGGTCGCTAACGCCCTTAATTTCGATTCTGTCTCCATAATCAAGGCTTAGATCGATAGTGTCAGTTTCATTGAATGTTTCATCATCCAGTAGAATTTGCACATTTGCAGTGTCTTCGAAAATATAACTGGTCAGACTATTGAGGGCAGTTTGCAGTTTTGTAAAATTGCGACCGCTACCCACAGGAATGTTGATATTTCCTCCCGTCAGTTGCAAAAGATCTGTTAAAAGTTTGCCGCTGCCTTGAAATGTTACAGCTTTGATGTTGCCGCCTGCAGAAAGACCCACTGATTGGGATTGCTGCAACCGAGCTCCAACATTTCCTAGATTACGTGCGTTGCTCATATGTTATTATTATTTATGGTTTGCTGGGCCAGATTATTTGTTCAATGGGCAGGTTCAAATCAACAATGTCAGGAAAATCCCGAAGTTGTTGCCGATAATTTTCATAAGCCGTTTTCTCTTCAGGAGAAAGAGGCACATCGTTCAATGCTGTCCAATCAGTTTGACCCAATAGATAATTCCTTTGCAAACGAATGCTAGCTAGTTTTTGATCATTACCCCATACTGTCCAAGGATTAATATTTTTAATAATAGGATTTGGATAATTGGCATCTCCTATTTTGGTTTCTGTTCTTTGAAAAATATCTGTAAAATTATCCTGTATGAAAAGCAAAACGTTGTTTGCATATAAAGAATCAATTTCAGAAGAAACAATTCTTCGAAGAATATCATTATTTTTAATAATATATGCGTTCATAATATAGTTGCAGGTTCTCTGTAAAAATTTCCATTTGTGACATCAAAACCAGCTGCTGGCACAGTAGGTCCTACTTTTGTTGTGCAATTTAATAACAAGGCAGCAAATAAATTTACTGATGTGTTTTGATAACTGGCGTAAGCTGTGGTATCATACAATTTGTTGACATGAGCAACAATAGTGTTGCCATAAAAACCTGTATTTGCATTTTGCTCATTTCCAATTTGATTCATAAAAGTTTCACTAAATGCAACCCAATTGTTTCTGAATCCAAAACCGCCCGTACCTCCCCAAAACCAATTTGCTTGTCCTCCTGCTTGTCCTCCAAGGATTACACTGGAATCAATTTGAAGAATGCTTTGAGCAAACCTATAATTACTGAAATCTCCTTGAGCCATGCTAAAGTCTAAACGCATCATGGATTGAGCACAAAAAAAACCTTCTCCAGCCGTACCACCAATATCAACTCTGTTATTTCCCAAATATATATTCATGTTACCAAAATCAAAACCAAGATACAAGCCCACATAACTATTATTGTATTGTTTGTTGAAAAGTGTTCCATGCCGCATACCAGTATTAAAGTTAGTGCTAAAAAAACCTCCTGTTATTCCATTAACATATTGTGCAGCATTATATATTGTGCAACCATTAAAAGATACATTTTGAAAAATATGTGTTATACAATCTGTTATTGTAACATTATTATAATTAGTTTTATTGTTGGATGCTCGGCCAACAACATAAGGGGCAAATGCTCGCAACACTAGTGAATCTGAAGTCATTGATGATGAGCTGTCACAAGTCACAAAAAAATGAATTGCTTGACTAAAAATTGCATTTGTTGGACTGGCTAATGTCCAACTGTTATAATTTCTCAAAACTTGAGTTGCATAAAATCTTCCCAAATTGATTGTTGAAGAGTTTTGACATATTGCAGCATAAATATAATTTCCCCAAACGCCTATGCTTCCTAAATTTATTTCTGCTCCATCATTACTAAGAAAAAGAGATAATGCTGCTGTTGCATTTTCCCTAACAAATACCATATTATCTAATAATCTTAATGTTGCATTGGTTATGGCAAGTTGATGACTGCTAGTGTTGGTTGAAAAATCAATTTTGCTTTTGAAAATCTTGTTAGTAGCAAATTGTGTAAAACCACCAGCTGGAGCAACAGCGTCTATATTATAACCAAAATTGTTTATTCCGTAAATTGGCAGTTTTTGACCAGATACAGGATAAATGGTAACTCCTGTTGAATTAGGAGCCATGGTTGGTGTGATATGACCATAAGACATCATTTCAATAGTCACGTCATTTCCTGCAACAGCCACCACTTTATGACAGCCCTTGTAACGTTCAAAAGCTGTTTTTACAAGATAAGGTGTTGCTGTTGATATGGTGGCACTTCTGCCGCTGTTGCCTGCTCCGTTTGTATATAAAGGAGGAAACACAATGCATCGGTTTGTGCCACTAGTTTCATAAACATGTGTAAATTGACCCAATGCATGAATAAAGTCGCCTTCATTCAAATATGTGTTTGTGCTAACTGCAGTATTATCAAATGATAATATTGCCCGAGTTCCGTCTGGATGCAATGCTTGTGTAAATTTATTTCCAATGTTTGAATCTTTTGTTCCAACTTGCACCATGATGTAGCGAGCATCATTTCCTAATGAAAATGCTTGAGCACTGAGTGAAAGTGAATGCCATCCAATACCACCAAATGGTGTAGGTCCTATTGATGTTATTGGAATTACTGCACTGGTAACAGGTCCTGCAGCAAATGGGGATAATTTTGTTATTAATGCCCAATCATTTGTTCTTATATTATGATAAGCTCCTGATCTAACGGCAACTGGTGCTGCGCTTGGTTGCAAAGTAATTGTATAATTACTGACATCTTGCATTTGACTGCACCAACCAACATCTCTTCCAGAAACGCTTTCAATTGTGACATAATCACCAACTGCAGGAATGGTGCTGAATGTGCTATCAAGAGTTATGGTGGCGCTTAAAGTGGGAACATTTACACCACTGGTAGATACAATTGGATTGGTTCCGTTATTTGTGGATCTCCAACTATATGTATTGGCACCTTTAATTGTTATGCGATTACCATAAGGATGTGATACATCAATTTGATTTGGTGAGATAAAAGTTTCATCATCTAAAAGTATTTGTACATTTGCCGTGCTATCAAAAGCATAACTTGATAAACTATTCAATGCACCTGTAATATTTTTGTATGTGCGAGTGCTGCCCACAGGAATGTTGATATTTCCTCCAGTAAGTTCGAATGTGTTTCCTGTAATGGTCACTTCACCAAGACCGCTGCTGGGATTTAATATTATGCCAGGTCCTGCCACAATTCGGCTTACTCCTCCAAGACCGCCAATATCATAAGCGCTAAGAGTTGCCACATCCAACACGTCACCGCTGCTCAATCCTTCTGATAAAGTAATGGTGCTGCCATTTGATGCAGAGTAATCCAATCCATTGACCAAATGACTTCCGTTCAAATACACATCCAAAGTTGGTGAAGAATAAAGAAGAGTATTTCCCAAATCATCCGGTCCAGTTATGTTGATGGTACCTTGAGCAACTGTGGTTGGACAAGTGTAACGATAATTGGTTTGGAAAACAGTTCCACCTCCGCTAAGAAGATTTGTGATGGTGACACCTGTTGCACTGAGTGTGACCACATCCACAACGTCTCCCTCATTCATGGTGCTCAAGTTTAGGATTTGTGTGCTGTTGTTGGCTATGAAATCTTGATTGTCTACAAGATGCACACCATTGCGATACACATCCAATTGACCAGTTGTGTATGAAAGATAATTGCCGTAATCATCCATGCCACTGACAGCATTTAGATTTTCACCACCATCAATTGTGTAACGATAATTGATGCGTTTTACAGTTCCAACACTACCGCCTGGTGTGAAACCTTTTGCAATAAGCAATCCGCTGATGGCAACTGTAAGACTGTCCAAATCAGTGCGTATTTCGTCTACATTACGATAACCCACCACAAAGTCTGTGGCGCTGAGAACAGTTTGAGGAGTAAATTGTGTAAAATTCTTGAGTGCCATTCTTTTATTATTTACTCAAACATGGCACAAATTCTTTTAAACAAAGCCTATTCTTTTCTTTTCTTTATCCTTTTCTTTATCGTCCATACCACCTTCTTCATTATATATTTCGGCAAGTGTCATGCTTTTTTCAGCAACCCTTTTGCTGCCTATTTTTTTCAAAATTTTATTTGATTGTTCAGCATCCAATTCTTCAAAATGATGCTCTGCAATAAGACGACCCTTGCGTATCAATGCTTTATCTATTTTTTCACGAGGAGTGTTGAAAGTTGCTATAATAAACAAATTCAAACAATCCCCCAGAAAACCGTCAGTAAGATTCAATATGTTGCTAACACCTTCAGGGTTGCTGCCTTCACCTTCCCTGCTTCTTATGACTTTTTCAGCATCTTCAATCAAAAGAATGCTGTTTTTATGAGCCAGCATGAAATTCAAAAATCCAGGAGTAGTGATAATATCCACTGTACCAGGTGGAACAAATATTATTTTTTTATCAATATTCATGGCCAGATTTTTAACAACTGTGGTTTTGCCACTGCCCGGAACTCCAGAAAAAAGAACCAGTCCACTTTTCTTATCATCTTTTAATTTTTCCAAAATTTTATTATATTTAATTTCAAAATCTTTTCCATAATTCAGTTCAATATCAATATCACCGCTGGGCAATTTAATATCAAATTTTTTCAAATATGTTCCTTCAATGCCATCCTGACAAATCAGAAACACATTTCCTTTTTTCACATTTTCTTTGTATTCAAACATTCCTCGTATTTCTTCCAATGTTTCCATTTCAGTATAAAGAATCTGTACCCAGAAACTTTTGCTTTCCATTTTTTCCTCGAATGCTTCATTTTGAGAAAACACACCATAATCATTCTCATCATCTTTGGTGCGATCCAAACAAACCATTGCATCTTTATATGTGTAATAAAGCTGAGTAGTGAACACATCCCTCTTGTCATTTTTTTTGTTGCGATAATCTGTTTTACTATCAAAAACTTTCAAAGATCCTTTTTTTTCCAATTTGCTCAAAATGTTGTCGCTGATCAGCAGATTGTTCAATTTGAACACCAACGGCTGCTTTTTAAAATGATGTGTGTAATAAAAAAACACATTGAAAGGATTGTATCCTGAATTGCTTCGTGAATATGGTTGATAACTTTCACTCATAACGTTATTTACCTATTGTAAATAGATGTGTGAAAAAGTCAAAGAAAAGACGTAAAATACCGCCTTTTAAATATTTTGTAAAGAATAAGGGCATGGATGCCACCACCATGCCCAATACTGCTTTCTTGCCTGCAGCAGGTTCCGGCATGCAACCAAGTTTTTAGTTGACATGGTTGTTTTTTTATAAATAATAACAAACATGAGAAAAGATTTGCAAAACATACGAGAAAGCTATGAACGTAATGTTTTGAGGGAAAATGTGGATCGCCTGGATTTTCTAAAAAACAAGTATGTTCCATTATTTTACGCCAAGCTTTTGCACATCTGGCCCGATGAAAGCAACCTTCCCAGCAGTTACGAAGATTTTAAAAAAGGAACAGAAACCAATTCCAAATACAAAGCTTATTTGGAGTTTCTGAGTGAAACCATTGACAATCTGATAGGAGCAGATCCTTTCAGCAAAGTAGACATGGAAAAAGGAGCAGGATATGCTGGTCAATACAGTGATTGGATATTAAAAACATTTCTGAAAATATTTGATGAAAAAGGTGAAGGTGCTGGAAAAACATTAAATGACCTGAAACGATTCATGAACGAGGATCTTTATAAATTGAACAGTGATTTGAAAATTTACGATAAAAACAAAAGCAAGGTTTCCCTTAACAAAAAAAATGTGCGAGATATCAATCAAGTTCCTGATTTTAAGAACCTTTATTACATCATCAAACAATTTGTACCCAAATATGAGGAGGAACTGGTCAAGGACAAAACCAAAGTGCGAATTCTTTTGGACAACAGCCAGTATTTTGTGGGTGTTCCTCTTTCACTTTCTGCCAGTCAAAACCTGGGCAACAACACCAGATGGTGCACCGCTGCTCGAAGTGATAACAATACCTACTATGCATCATATACCAAGGACGGTCCTCTTTACATTGTATTCCTTAAAAATAAAGGAGAGTTGATCAAATATCAATTTCATTTTCCCAGCGGTCAATATATGGATTCAGATGATCACTCTATTGATGTTTTTGATTTTTTCAGCAATCATCCTATCATAGGAAAAGTCATATTAGATGATTATGAAAAAACAGATCCAGACGAAAACGATTTGAAAAAGGCAAAATTGTTAACAGGTGGTATTGAAATACTAGACAAAGAACCAGAAGAATTTTTTCAAAATCTTTCAGTTCAAAACATCATTACCATGATTTCTATTGGACAATTAGATTTGGAAAAAATAAACAAAGGATTAGACGTTCTTTCAAAATCTTTTGATAACAAAGCAACATTCACAGCTGACGGATTGCAATTAACAATAATCAAAAATGAAACAGATGAATTTCTGGAAGATTTTTACAATTATGGAATCAATCGGGTAATTCAGGGGTTTCTTTACAATCCTGTCAGCGTATTTTTTGATGGAAATGAAGATCAGGAAATGGTTCCATTTGTTCTAAACAATATTTTAAATGCAAAACAAAAACAAAGTATACAACGAGTATTTTCTGATATTGCTGAAAATCCAGAATCATCTGATGAATTTTATAACATTTGCAGAAATGTTTTGAATAGCCATATCAAAAAAACATCAACACAATATTTGAAAAATGTCGTACTTGATGTTTTTAAAACTCGAGGAATTATTTTTAATAAAAAAGGAAGAAAAAATGAATTACTCATTCCTTTCGATTCTCTTCTGGACATTTTCAAAGGAGAAAACTCAACGAACTTTCTGAGTTTATTGGAAAATCCTTCATATTACACAAAACTAGGAGAATTGATACCAGATGTTTCCAATGATCAAATTGAAGATGAAAAGAGTAATTTCATAGATTTTGTTTCACAAAATATTGATCGTAAACAAATTGCAGATGATATTATTAAAAAGACAGATAAACGTTAAATAATATATAATATGAAAATATTAAATGATCTGTTAAATGTGATTGAAGCGGTTCGTTGGACGGTAGTTTGGAAGATCGAAGATCTTAAAAACACAGTTCATAATTTGTTTCCTTCAAAGGATGTTGAAGATCCTTTTGTTGGAGAATCTTATATTGAAAATAAACCTTCTAAAAAAACCGTTAAAAAATCAACAAAAAAGAAAACCAAAAAAAGTAAGAAATAATGAAATTTCCGAGTTTTTCGGAAGTTGTTAAAATTGCAAAACGGCGAAGTGCCGGAGGAATTCTTTTTGATAAAAACAAAAACATAATTCTTGTGCAAGAACGGGATGGTTCTTGGAGTTTTCCTAAAGGAGGCATAGAAGATGGTGAATCTCCGTTGAGTGCAGCTGTGCGAGAGATAAGAGAGGAAACAGGCATACGTTCACTATATCCCATCCGATCTTTGGGACAATATTTTCGACCCACACGCAAAGGTAAAAAACGAATGGTGTTTATGTATTTGTTCAAGGTAGACAATCAAAAACTTCAACCTTTGGATCGAAACAATCCTCGGGCTGAATTTTTTGCTTTTAATAAAGCCATAAACAAATTGGATATTCCAAGTGACAGTGCTTTTTTGAAAACATGTGAAATTGTTATAGATAATTATTTAAAAAATAATTAAATCTTGATTTTATTTTTCTTTATATAAAATACTCTGATGAAAATATTAGAGAAAAATTTTGAGCGTAAAAAATTTGAATATGATCAAATTTACCGAAAAGTTAATTTAGCAATTTATAAACAAAAAAATATAGAATATGGAAGCTTGACATATGAGGTGATTACGATAAAATCACACAATGGTTATGAAATCATGGGAAACAAAATTCCACCTTCTGAAGTATATCCTTGCGACAGTCAATGGGGCGATTTAGCTTGGACATACCAAACATTAGAAGAAGCACAAAACAAAATAAAACAACTGGAGGAAACAAAATGAAAGTAGGAAAAATTAAAAAAATAACAATGTATAAGGTTGATCTTGAAAATATCACACCTGAAGAACAAAAAACCATTACTGATTATGGTCGCAGTGTGATAACAGAAAATCAATATTTTGAAATTGGTACAGTAAAAGCATTAGAAAATTTTGTTAATATTAATAAAACCACCTCTAAGAAAAAGAACCGTACTAAACGCATAAACTAGTATCTGTAATAGTTCATATATAAAAAAATACCCAGATGGTTTTTTGCCATCTGGGTATTTTCTTTTAGAATGATATTACTGTTTGAAATCGCCTAGATCTCGGTGAAATGTGTATTCACCTGGCTTGGCAACCAGAACATCATAACCAGCATCGATTTCATCAGCCATTGCCAGAAACGGTGATGCAACTGCAAAAAGACCAAAACCAGCAATGGTTCCGGCAGCGCCAATAGGACGCACAACCAAAATATCGGCTGTGGCCAAGAAAGCGCTTTCTGCTGTCACTTCATCCGAATCGGTGGTTGTGCCTGTGTCTGCATAAGACAAGGTGGCTGCTAGCATCAATACCGATACGAGGGTGATTAGTTTATTCATGTATATAATTACCAAACCAACCTCTTTATCAACTGTATTTTTTAATAACTTTACGAGCTTCTTTTTCGTTGATTCCGCTCATATGACTCATTATTTTATTAAAAGTTTTTACATTCTTTAAATAACGCTTGGCTTGACTAAGTTTATATTTTTCAAAACTATCCATTTTCCTATTTTGTTTTGACAATAAATCAGGAGCTTTTTCTGTTTTGGTTTCTTCTTCTTCATCTGCAAGCTTTCCATCACCACCAGTGGCTTTATCTATGGCTTTTCCTCGAGCTTTTTCGTAATCACTCAGTTTTCCGTCTTTGTTTAAATCAGATTTTTTTACATCAATAGCATCTTCGTCAGTGGCTTTAACCGTATTATATTTTTCTAAAATAAGATCAATTTCGTTATT